GTAGAAACGCGCCTAAAAAAAAGGCTACCCTTGCTTGAATTGCACGACTTACACGCTGAAGTAAGGTTGTCTAAATCAAATAGGCTGCCGCCATGCTTTCTTGATGTGATGTGGTCAACTGTTGCATCTGCACCCTCTAAGTGTTTATGGCAGTAGGTACACACCCATCCATCTCTAGCCAACACACGCAATCGCAAAGACTTCCACTTGCCACTACCTAATGCGTCTTTACTCAATGCCATCCTTTAATCTTAAAGTGTTGCCATGCTTTACACGCATTAACATAGCCATGCTTATCTAACTTATATCTGTGTTTAATATACTTAAGCCCATAATCAACCTGTTCATAAGGTGACTTCTCTAGCATTAAAGGATTCTTAAGTTGTGGAATACCATATACGGGCGAAGTACCATTGAGGTTACCAACAGCACGAAAATCCCACGCTGACTCAGAACCGTACAGGCGTGACAGGCACACCCATTGTTCATTACTAACAATCTTTTGAGCAGCATATTCTTTAACCGTAACATAAGGTAATGATAATGCATAAACGGAATCAATCTTTTTAGACGAAAGACTTAATGCAATTAAGACAAGGGTTACCCCAAATGCAACAAGCCACGAACTCGCGAGCAATCCGCTAATGCGGCTCGCGTTCGCGCTTTTAGGCGCGTCGCTTGCTTGAAGCATACTCGCCATGTCAAATCCTTTGAGCATAGATTATTCTCCTATCTCATTATGTGAGATGTGATTTACCTCACATATATTATTAACCATAACCTTCAGACCATTCATGCCCACAGTCATTGCAGTCATGAAAGTAATCTTCATTATATTTAGTGGTGTTGGTGTTATACCTTAAACATTCAGGGCATTGATCTTTGCGCATACTGAACAAACATTACCTTCCGCAAGCCAACTACCACATTTGCAACGCGATACAGACTCAGTCATGTAAGAGACTCATGAAATCACTCATTGGAAGTAACACCACATAATCCTCTACCTTCTCACCCTGCCCATTGCAGCGCAATACTATGAAGGATAGTTTATCTGATTTACGCTCTTTAATCTGCTTAATCCATGCTAAAGGCGAGAATTTAGTTACTGCTTTAACCTCTATGTCAAAGGGAGTACCTAATATGTCACTCCCTTGACGCCCTGCACCTGTTGACTCGGCGAACGGATACCAAGTCTTTAAATACTCTGCTACTACCTTTTGGGTGCGATAACCTCTGTGTTTTCTGTGTTGACTCAAGCCTTGCCAGCCCAACCATCACCTTTAAAGTGTATTGGTACGGTTGACCATAAGCGCCTAAGTTTCCCCGAACATGTGCCACACCTAGGAACTTGCTGGTCAACCAATAATGTAAGTTCTACGCTTCTCTCGCAAAACTCACAAAAGAAATCATATCTCGGCATGTTTGTTTAATTCAATAGTATTAACATTGTGACATACAACACATGTTCTAATACCATCAAGATTAACCATGCGAGGGTCATTACACATTTCACAACATTCAGACAAAGGCACTAAATCTAGTTCAACACCGTTATTAGTGAATGTTCTTTTTAGACCGTCAGGATAAATCATCTCCATATTACCCATCTGTTCGGTCATCCTCACTAGGGAAGTACCAATTGCCATTAGCAGTCATGGTTGCCCACACAGGATTACAACCTTTTATACACAGATACCCGTAGTACGGTTTTCCACCCTTGGAAATTCCAGTTTTGAGACGCATAAGCCCATGAACACACTCTTGCGCTGCTGGAGTTTTAGAACCTATTGAATCAACTACATCACCAATAGACCATGCAACCGATTCAGGTTGTTTAGTATCTTCAGCAAAAGACTGTCTAAGCGCTGTCTCTACTGCTGCTGATTTTGAGTTGGGTGAACCGTAGATAACTTTAGGAGTCTCTGCTGCAATGACTTTAGCCATCTCGCTTTGACTTGGTCGCTTTCCTTTAGCGGCGTAACCTGCGTTTGCAAGCGCCCTGCCAATCGCAGAAGTCTCGCAGTTCTCCAATGCAGAAGTTTGATTGACACCGCGATCAGTAACGGTCTCATAAGCAAGACCAGTAGCAAACGGCTGCGAGTCAACACCTGTCCTGTAAATCTTAGCAAGGACAATAAACCTCGTTTCAGTAGCCTGAACAAGTTCGGTATGTACCATAAAATCATCATAGTCAGCAATAAACTTTCCAAGCCTCACCTCAACTGTCTCGTAGTCGTTAATGTTAAATGCCATCACTTACTCCAAAATCTTCTTCATAAGAATCTAGGAGTTCGTTGTATATTGCCGCGTAACCAACGAGGTCTTTAATACTGTCTTTATGATTTGGAGTCTCGGTAAGTCTTGAGACTTTGACCAACAACATGCACATTGAGACTTGCATAGGCGATATGTAATCTCCAAGGTAACCTGACCACAGTTCTGAGATTCGTTCATGATTTGTGCGACTGCTTCCGTAAACGCTGCCTCTCTCATTCAAAATCACCTGCATTTCCTCTAGTAGTTTAGTTCTGCTTGTCATAGTCAAATACCTCATCCTTTACATTTACAATTAGATCACGGTGACGGTTGGCAAGTCGCCATCCATCCCCACGCCCTCTCCAATAACCTGCTTGGAAAGAATTATTGCGTATAGCAGCGACAATGACGACAACTGTAATTATTGCAATTGTCATGGCAATAGTTGTCAAACCTGCGTCGTATAGACTCATGATTTAACCCCTGCACCATACCAAGAACCTGAGTAATCAGTTGTAAAACAATATTGACCAACCGCGTCATCAAAAGAGATGCTGTAGTCATAACCTTGCTGACTTAGGTATTCAGTTGCAAGTAAAGTGGAAGCATAGTTTTCAGTCCAAAATATAAACTTATGATTCCAATTAATAGTATCCTCAAACCTAGGCGCTTGATCTTTCCAATCAGCGACTGAGTTCCATTCCATTTGAGTCTCAGTTAAACGATCAAAGTCGTTTGCGTTAAGTTTCATTTAAAGCCTTTCCGTTACACCAAGTTCCGTTAACTTGGATACGAGAAGGATGACACATGTCAAACGAGCCGACAAGATAAATGTCGGCGTGGCGTATAACGCTTTTGTTATATTAGATTAAGCCTGTCAAAGGCATCAATTTGTTCATCTATGGTTCTAGGCTCGTAGTCAGTCTGATTAGCCATAGGTCTTGCCTTCCACTATAAAACTGCCGTCTTTCTCAATAGGTATAAATACAGGCGATACCTTTTTGTTATTCACATATAAGATGCCAAATCCTTGCTGCCAGTTGCCTGACCCACCCTTTAGGTATTTCGCAGATGAGAATGACATTAAGTTGCCAACCTCTAGACCATATAAGGTATGCCCTATTTTGCCCCCTGATGAGGCTGTAACACTTCCTAAACCCCCACGATGGGTATGACCACACACTACGCTCTTACCATGCCTTAGAGCCAATCCTAGGGCTGTTTGACCACCCTTTTGAGATACCTGCCCCTCATCTCCATGAAGAACAATCCAATTAGGTGCAATAGGCATTGGTTCGCGCCAAAACTTAATGCCCAATTCAGGCAGTCCAAGCCAATTTTCAAACCTTAACTCAGGTAAAGATGCAAAGGCTGGAAGTCTAGTTTTGATTGAGTTCCATAAGCGGTCCGTATGGTTAGACCTGACCATGTCAGTTACCTGTAAGTCGTAAAGGACTTGCTTAGTAAGTTGCCTATCTCGGTCAAGTGTGCCAGCATATTCTCCAGCCAAGCCCCGTTCCCATTTTGAGAGTTGTGGGAGATCAATTTCATCTCCGACTGTTGCGACTTGGTGCGGCTTCCATTTAGCAATGAAGCGTATAAGGTTTCTAGTTGCGATTGGGTCATTGTAAGGTATTTGTAAATCTGAAATTAAGACGATTCGCTTAATTGATTAGTCCTCATCCTCGTAGGGGTCATGGTCAGGATTGATTGGATTTTGGTCAGGGGTTTCAGGCAATAACCAATCAGGATATGAAGCCTTGTCGTTGATTATTCCAAGAGCCTGATCTACTGGAAATCCAGCCTTCCTAAGCGACAAATAGTATTCACGCACACTAATTGCGTAGGTATCAAGTTTTGACATAACTTTGTCATGTTCCCACTTGCCCACGCGTCTAGTAACTTTGCGCTTTTTTCTTTGTGCCATGTCTTAAGTTTACTTCCTAGTTATGACAATAAAGAGTTCATCTATCCTGTCTGAAAGGTGTGTTGTTTCTTTTTGCAAGGCAGTCAATTGGTCTTTCATTGAACTTCCACCATTAGGGCGAAGTTCATTTAGCCATCCTTTGACTAAGTATCTAAGTCCTGCAATGACTCCTATAAAAGTTGTGGTGATTCCAGCAGCAAAGCCAGCCCACTCAAGGGCTGACATTATTCTTTACTGCCTAAACCGTATTGCTTTTCTGTTGGGTCAATTGCTTTAATCACAGGCGCAAGAACACTACCTAAAAGGATTGCATACTCAGGGCGCATATCTGCAGCAATCGCTAGAATTACTGTAATTCCGCTTGCAACAACGGCTCTTGCATAAGATTTAATTGCTGCTTTATGTTTTGCTGATAATTTCATAATTTACCCCCTAGTAACGGTATGTCAAAAAACTTGTTATTTTGATTTGGTTTAAAACTAATATGTATATGTTTTTTATGAGGATTCAATCCTTTGTAAGCAACCCAACGCCAAAAGGATTTTGCACTACAAATCTTGCCCATAAAAATTACATATAAAATGCGTCTGTCACCCTGTTTTGCTGCAAGTCGTATTTGATCTGCCAAATAGATTGCAATTCCCTGTTCTTCAGATAAGCCAGCGTCAATGTCCAACGCGCATACTTCTCCGTGTTCATTGGGATTGTGTTGACTAATTCTTTTTGAATGACGCAAATCACCAATCCACCCATCCATGCGCTTCGCACGATTTGGGAATGAATCATCTACTTGTTCCCGAAATTGAACGGCAGCCTTTGATAACCAAGGTTTCATTATGAAAGTAGTAGGGCGGCTTCCTCGGCTGTAATGCCAAGACGGTCTAGCAATTCTGCTTTAGCAACTGCCTTAGCAGCCTTGTCTGCATCTTCATTAGCCTTTTGTGCTGCGTACTCTGCAGCCATAGCCTCACGCTCTGCGATTTCCTCAGCCGTTAATGCAATCTCTTGCACCTCACCTGTTGAGCAATCTACTACGATTTTGTTAGTCATTTTATTTTCTCCTTATGCGTTAGATATTCCATATAAATAAGCAGAACTGTATTGCGCAAAATTGACTCCACCACTTAAAGTAATAGAAGTAATTGCTGCGCCATTTGTTATTAAGCCAGCAACAAATAAAGTCCAAGCGGCTGTCGCATTATTTTCTGTAACCGCGTCAATTGACATACTTTTGATACCAGTACTTGTATAGTTAGGAATGTATATTTCACAATTTGAAAATGTAGATGCTGTTGCACCTGAGCCAGTATTAGCGCCAGCATAAACATTAGAGCCATCACTACTTGAAGATGCACTTGAACCATTACCAAGTAAATATCTATTATTTGCGGCAGATTGACCGTTAAGAGTTAAATTAACAATATCAAAGTTTATACCACCACTAGCAGAACGACTTGAAAAAACTACTTTTAAGTCTGTATATGTAGATGGAATAGATGTAAATCCCATAGATGCCGCACCACCACTACCAACCGTAACACTTGAAATTAAAGTATATGTATTAGCCATTATTCCGCCTTAATTCCGTAGAGTGTAAAGGTTGAACCTGCATTAAATACACCTGCATTATTAACTAAATCAACCCTAGTTATAGCGCTAGTAGAGCGAAATAATCCAACTACTGCCTGTACATCAATACCTGCCGAATTTCCTCTATTAAAAAATGTTTTAAAAGTTGTTGTATTAGAGTAATTTTGAATTTGAGTAATGCCATATCTTTGGGAAGTGCCAGTATTGTAACTAATATAAACACCCGCGACATTATTATATGTATTAGATAAAGCACTTGAACCAGTGCCAGTTAATGTGGTTGATGAATAACTTGTTCCCGCAGTATTATTAAATCTAATTACTGTGTCAGTTGAAGAACTTGAATTACTCCAATTAGATATTAAAACTAAATCTGTATAAGTTCCTGGTATAGAATCTAAGGTTACTGTTGAAGTAGAACTGCCGCTAACAGTAGTGGTCGCTATCTTTTCATATGTTGTCGTCATTATGACCCCTTAATTCCGTA